CAATTGTAAACGAAGAGTGTTTAGCTAATAAATACCCACAAGTATTAAAGCTTGATTTAAAAGGCGAAAGAGGTGGTTACTATTCAACGGTTCAACTCTTCAAAACGAGCCAAGAATATACTAGGTATTGTGATGATAGATTAATGGAGGGTTTAAAAGTAATAGGCTCAGAGCCGTATAAAAAATTTAACGAACAATAAAATGGCAGTAGTAAAAAAAATGTTTGCATATCAGCAAGTTGCTGACAGATTAAATAAAAAAGGTATATTGCCTTTTAGTGCTAGGCAATGGTCTAGTGGACTGGTTCAACAAGCGGTTTACGGCAAGGTTAATTACCCAGAGGTAACACAAGAGCTTAGATTACTAATGAACGAGTATTACGAAGAAGGTAAATCATAATTTAAACAACAAAAAAATGAGAAACATAGTAGAAGTATTAAAATCAGAGAGTGGCAATGAAATTAACATTTATGAGGTTAAGAACTACAAGCTTTCAATAGGCGAAATGTATCACGTAGACTATAAGCTGGGTAATTTTAGCGATGAATTTGAGAGCCGATTAGTAGGTACTACCGAAGGTCAAAGAACGCTAATCTTTAATCATCCTAGCTTAGTAAATAAAACGATTGGAATACCTAATTGGAACGTAAATAAACTTACAAGACTATGACACCGAAGCAAAAATCAACTGAGCTAATTAAGCATTTTACTAATTGCCAAGTTCGTAAAAGTAAAAGCAAGCAAGAAGCGATAGCCGCTGCAATACTTCATATTGATTTGGTTGTAGGAGTTACGCTAGGCGAAGACATAGACTACTGGGAAGCGGTGCAAGATGCACTAATAAACACTAACTAAGATGCAAAGAATAACATTCAACCAATGGCAAGAGCATTTAGCTAAAGAACTAAGTAAGGACTATATAAAGCTTTACTATTCTGCTAAAATAAATACTAAAAAAGAAGTAAAAAAAGTTTTACTTGCTAAAAATTAGTTTTATATTGCAAAATAATCAGTGAAATGGGTGAGAGCTTTTCAGTGATTTAGGGTTAAATCCAAACTAAGCCAGTCTACTCTCTCACGTAGCTGGCTTTTTTAATTTTATCAAATGGAAAAAGAAGCATTTTATTTCCCGCATTTTTGTAATGCAAGGCACGACCGCAAAATTAGGCGGTTAAGAAAAGAATTAGGAACAGAAGGCTATGGTATTTACTTTATGCTTTTAGAGACACTAAGAGAGCAACAAGACCTTATGTATCCTTTAGAGGATTTAGACCTCTTAGCCGAAGAGTTTGGGGTATCAGAAGCAAAGGTAAGAGTAGCAGTCTGCAACTACCAGTTATTTGAGATAGATGAAGAGCAAAAGTTCTTTTCTCCCAAGATGCTAGTTTACCTAGAACCCTACTTTAGAATGAAAGAGCAACGCAAATTAGCTGGTAAAGCATCAGCCGATAAACGATTACTCAACGACCGTTCAACGACCGTTCAACAAAGTAAAGTAAAGGAAAGTAAAGTAAATGAAATTAAAGAAAAAGAAAGTAAAATAGATTTTAGCGAAATGCTTTCGCCTTTTACAAATGAGCTTTTAAATGAATACAATAATTTTTATTCTTATTGGACAGAAAAAAATAACAAAGGTAAAGAACGATGGGAATGCGAGAAATTTTTTGATATTAGCAGAAGAGTAAAAACTTGGATGACAAACAATTCTAAATTTAAAAACAATGGAGCTACAAACAACGAACCGAAACTCGGAACTAGTGCAGCAAGAATGGAAGCCATTAAAAACTGGTAACGCTTCGGCTAACATTATACTGCAAGCACAAAGCACTCAAAGCTTACGTTTAAGGCACGAAGAAGACTTAAAGCAAGTGTTACGTTATTCAATGGTTTTAGTGGGGCTTAGGGGAAACAATATGCCTACAGAAGAAGAAAAGTTTGTCTTGCTAAATTTTATACGCTCAAACTTTGGCAACCAAACACCAGAAGAAATAAAACTGGCTTTTGAATTAGCTATAAGCGGTAAATTTGCAATAGATGCTAAATGCTATGAGAACTTTTCTTGTGAATACTTTGGTCGTATTATGAAAGCTTACATAGATTACGCTAGGCAAGAAACGATAACCGTTCCAAAAGTAGAAGAAGTGGTAAAAGAAATACCTAGCGACTCAGATTTAAAAATGGCTGCAATTAATTCAGCTAATATGTACTCTCAGGAAATTATTAGATGCCAAGAGAAAAGCATTAAAATGAACTGGATAGCTGGCGGCTTACACGTTCTTTACGACTATCTAGTAAAATTTGGTATTTACGAAGCAAGTTTAGAAGACAAACAAAGGATTTACGCTAGTAATATAAACAAATTTGCTGATAAGGATGAACTTGTAATGGCTTGTAAATCTCAATGTTACCGTGAATTTATAGAAAATTTAGCAGATTTTAACGCACACTTAACTGAACAAGGCAAAATAGAGCCTATTGATTAATGATAACAATACTCGGACAAGTACCTAGCAAATCAAACGGCTATAAGATTGGAAATAATAGGCTTTACAAATCTAAAGAGCTCACAGAATATGAAAAGCGTTTTACTTGGTTACTGGCTTTGGCAAAAGGAAAACCGAATGAACCTATTAAAGAAAAATTTAGTATTGAGATACACGTTTACTTTCAGTCTAACAGAAGCGATTTAGATAACGCTGCCAAGATAATTTTAGATTGCTTACAAACCAGCGGAGTAATAGAAAACGATAGACTTTGCCATAGGCTGCTAATGTATAAATTCATAGATAAGGATAATCCTAGAATTGACTTTGAGATAAAAGCAATATGAACTTTAACAACGATTTTAAGTTTGATTTAGAGTTTGGTCAATTAGATGGCGAGACTTGGTTTCACGAATTAGTAACTGGCAAGAAAGTAGAGGTTAAAAGCGATAGAAGAACCGCAGAAACCGGAAACGTTTATATTGAATACTGGTCAAGGGGTAAGCCTAGCGGAATATCAACAAGCCAAGCAGACTATTATGTTTACAAGGTAGCCGAAGACACCGCAATTTTAATATCTACCGCTCAGATGAAAAGAAAGCTAAAACAATTAGTTGAAGATGGCAAGGCTAGAATGAATGTAAAAGGAGGCGATAATAATACAAGCTTAGGAATTTTATGTAAACTAAATGATTTAATATGCTAACAACAAACCAAACAAGAGCCATTGAATGGATAGAGGCTCAATTGCTTAAGCCTAACGATAGATTTATCTTAAAGGCGGGGATTCATATCAACGACTTACATTCGTGTCTTAAAACGCAAAAGGAACGAATTATATTTGGTATAGACCCGCTAAGAAAATTAGCATTTTTACGAGTAAGAGAAATTAAAAATTATTTAAACAAACAATACAAATGAAAAAGACATTAAGCTTTACGAATTTCTTATGGTATTTACGTGTAACGGGAAAGGCTATTTTTAAAAAACTTAAAAAAGCTAAGAGATGACACAAGAAGACAAAGACAAAGCACTAACATATTTTACTATGTGCCAAGCAATGATTCATATAATCGAAGATGACTGGCGAGGCAACCCAGCTAATAAGCAAAGAGTTAAGTCTATTACAAATCAGCAACTCGTAGAACTAGAAAAGGTAGTTGAGATTCTTTTACCTAAAGGCGAACATAGTGAAGAAGGTATGAGAGCTACCGAGCAATTTATAGATGCAGCGGAGGCAATGATATACTTTTACAAGATTGGCATTCAGATGGCAAGACTAGATGACACTAAGCGAGAGACTTTGAATAACCAGTTAAACATTTTGCTAAAATCTTATAAAATAAATGATTAAAAATTTTGTTTAATCGATTTTTTTCATTAAACTTTGCAAAACTTAAACGATATGAACTACGTAGAACCTCACGAAAGACTTAGTTTAGTTAATCATCCCGAACATTATAAAGGCAAAGGCATCGAAGTTATCGATATTATCGAAGCATTTGATTTAAACTTTTCTTTAGGTAACGCAATCAAGTACATTTTAAGAGCTGATAAAAAAGGCAACAGAAAGCAAGACCTTGAGAAAGCTCGATGGTACATTGTTAATGAAATTTTAAAGTGTAAATAATGAAGCCAGATGAAAGAGCCTCTTCTTTAATGAACAACGCTTATTACTTTACAGGTAACAAGATGCTTGCAAGAGAGCTTTGTTTATTTATGTGCGGAATGTTTGGCGAATATTGCCAAAGAATAGATGACAAGATTTACTGGAAGCTAGTCGCTGAAAACATTTATCTTCTTTAATGGAGCATATATACTCTCGGCACAAGCACTGGGTCGCAATGGTTAAGAAGTTTGGCGAGGTTAATTATGCAGAAGATGTAGTTCAAGAAGCTTATATAAAAGTTCATGGCAAAGATATTAACGAAGCTTATTTTTATTATACGCTTAGAAGCCTTACGATGGACTTACATTCTAAGAAGGTGGTTAAGGTCGAAGTAACACAAGATATTGAGTATAGCTTACGAGAGGATGAAAGCAACGAGCTTGCAGAAGAACTAGCCCAGCCTTACATTGAGTTTATAGACACTTGGGACTGGTACGATAAAAAGCTATTTATGCTTTGGGTAAATAATCGAATATCAATTAGGAAACTTTCACGAGAAACGAACATAGGATTTATGAGCGTTTATAATACAATCAAAAAATGCAAACTAAAACTAAAGGAATGGCAAAAAGAAAACCACAAGGCTTAGGCGATACTATCGAAGCGATAACCGAAGCAACTGGCATTAAGGCTGGTGTTGAATTATTATCTAAAGCACTAGACTGGGACTGCGGCTGCGATGCACGTAAAGATGCGTTGAATAAATTATGGTCTTATCGTAAGCCAAAATGCTTAGAACAAGATGACTTTAAATATTTGCAAGAGTTTTTTGCTAAACCACAAAACGAAATACCTCCTAAAACGCAATGGGATTTAACCGATATTTACTTTAGAATCTTTGGAATCCGTTTAGAATCTTCAAGCTGCTCTTCTTGTTGGAGGGATTACATCGGACAGATTAGACAAGTTTATAACGTTCACTTAGAAGAAAACAAGTAATGGAATTAAGAAAAATTAGTGAAGTAAAATTAAATCCTAATAATCCTAGATTGATTAAGGATGACAAATTTAAGAAGCTGGTGCAGTCTATTAAGGACTTCCCAGAAATGTTATCTATACGACCAATTGTAGTTAATCAAGATATGATTATACTAGGTGGTAATATGCGTTTTAGAGCTTGCAAAGAAGCGGGCATAAAAGAAATACCAGTAATTGTAACCGACCTTACAGAAGACAAGCAAAGAGAGTTCTTGATTAAGGATAATGTAAGTGGTGGAGAATGGGATTGGGATTTATTAGCTAATGAATGGGATAACGAGGAGCTTGTTGAATGGGGCTTAGATGTTTGGACTCAACAAATGGATGTAAACGAAATGACTGAATCCGATATTAATATTGAACAAGAGTTTGACCCAATTGGAACATCATCTGGTATTCAAAGAGTGGTATTTTTATTTGATGGACCAGAAGAAGCAGAAAGTTGGCTTTCACAACACCCTAGTTTGCCATTAAAAAAACAAAATATGGCTTGGCAAATTGATTTAACTACTGGAAAATTGTTAGAGAATGCTGAATAAATACCCTATTTACATAATTTCAAAAGGAAGATACGATAAAACTCTTACGGCTGACAATTTTGAAAAGAGCGGATTAAATTATTTAATTGCAGTAGAGCCACAAGAATATGATTTATATTGTAAAAAGCTAGGAGAAAAAAGAGTTTTAAAGCTTCCTTTCTCAAATCTAGGAGTAGGAAGTTATCCAGCTAGAAACTTTTGTTGGGAACACGCTAGAAGTATAGGTGCTAAATATCATTGGTTATTTGATGATAACATTTTATTCTGGATGAAGTGGATTAATGGGAAAAGAAGAAAAATAGAAAGTTTAAATGAAGCCTTCATTTATGTTGAATCATTTGTTGATAAGCACAATATTACAATAGGAGGATTTGAAGAACCAAATTTTGTAGTTAAACCACCTAAAAAAGCATTTAAAATTAACTGCCACGTTTATTCGGCTATGTTAATTAAGAATAATATACCATATAGATGGAGACTTAAATACAATGAAGATGTAGACCTTTGTTTACAAGTATTACATAACGGAGGCAGTACTGCAAGTTGTGTTTATTATATGGCTAATAAGGTTTCAACGGCTGATAAAATGAAGGGAGGAAACCAGACAGAACTTTACAAAGGGAATGCTCCAGAAAAGAATCTTTTAAAAGCTAAAATGTTAGAAGCAGTTTGGCCACAATATGCAAAGACCGTAATAAGATTTAACAGACACCATCATTTAGTTGATTGGAGAGTATTTAAAAAAAAGTAAAATAATTCTTTCGCATATAAATCAATATTGCTAGTTTTAACAAACTAAACACACTTTATATGGAAACGATAGGATATTTTGAAGAGTTTATTATTGATGGTAAATTTATTGGATGCAGAAATTGCGAAGAACAAAATAGAATAATAGGCTATTATGGTAAAACAATTTTAATAGCAACAGAAGATATTTTACTAGATAATAAAAAGAAAATTAAAAAAGGGCAAACTTATTACACTAGGTACTATCCATTAAACGGAAGGATAATAAAATAAATATGGCAAACAATATAAAATATACTCAAGAAAATTTAGAGAAATTGTCTATCGAAGCAATTCAGAGATATAAGCTATTTTTTATTGATGATATAATAGCCTACCTCCCTTGTTCAAGGGCTACATTTTATAATCATAACCTAGATAAATTAGACACTATAAAAGATGCGCTTACACAAGTAAGAACCGAAATTAAGGTATCTATGCGCAGCAAGTGGTATAAATCAGATAATCCTACCTTACAAATGGGACTAATGAAACTAATAGCCAGCCCAGATGAGCTTCGCCAGCTATCTATGAACCACGTAGAAAGCAATAATAAGCACGAAATTGCAGACTTTGACATAAAAGATATTATAAAATTTAAGTGATACAACTTAATAAAAAGTATATTTCTTTATTTGAAAGCGATAGCAGATATTATGTTGTTACTGGTGGGAGGGGTTCGGGTAAATCATTTGCTTTGAACTCCTTTCTTTTGCTTCTAACGTACGAAGTAGGACACGTAATACTATTTACTCGTTACACTTTAGTCTCGGCTCATATCTCAATTATTCCAGAGTTTGTAGAAAAGATAGAAATGGCTGGTTTAGAATCTGATTTTTACATAACAAAGGATGAGATTATAAACACACGTACAAATTCAAAGATATTATTTAAGGGTATTAAGACATCTAGCGGAACTCAAACCGCAAACTTAAAGTCTTTGTCTGGAGTTACTACGTTCGTGCTTGATGAGGCAGAAGAATTAGTAGATGAAGATGTATTTGACAAAATAGACTTTTCGATTCGTAATAGCTACAAGCAAAACAGAGTAATTCTTATTTTAAACCCTACTACAAAAGAACACTTTATTTATAATCGATTCTTTGAAGATAAAGGTGTTCAAGAAGGTAGCTCACTATCTAAAGGCGATACGACTTACATACATACCACGTACAAGGATAATAAAGAATATCTTAGTGAATCCTTCTTAAATCAAATCGAAGCCTTAGAGCAAAGCAATAGGCGAAAATACGAGCATACTATTTTAGGTGGCTGGTTAGACAAAGCAGAAGGAGTTGTATTTACTAACTGGAGCTTTGGAGCATTTAACCCAGATAACTTACAAACTTCTTTCGGTCAAGACTTTGGTTTCTCTATTGACCCGACGACTTTAGTAGAGGTAGCAATAGATAAGACTAAAAGAAAGATATACATTAAGGAGCATTTATATAAACCAAAGCTAACAACAAGCGAGATAGCTCAAATAAACAAGCGTGTTTGTGCTAAGAGCTTAATTGTAGCAGATAGTGCTGAGCCTAGACTAATAGCCGAACTTCAGTCGCAAGGTTGTAATATAATTGCGACAGAAAAAGGAGCGGGTTCTATTACCGCTGGGCTTGCTCTTATGCAAGATTACGAACTAATTATAGAATCTAACTCACAAAACATTGGAAAAGAACTCAACAATTACATATACTCAGATAAAAAATCTGGGCTTGTGGTCGATAACTTTAACCACGCTCTTGATGCGCTACGTTACAACGTCTTCTACCAGTTATCAAATCCAAACCAAGGAAAGTACTTTGTGTACTAGTACAAAAAACAACAAATAACGTTTATACATTATGAAGCTAGAGATAACTATTCCAACTAGTTTAAGCGAAATTAAGCTTAGCCAGTATTTAAAGTTTTTAGCCATTGCTGAGCAAAACGAAGA